GAATTCATTTGTAAACTGGTGTGCTAATCAAGCAGGGGTAAAGGTACCTAACATGGTGTCTACTGTTGCTGGTGCGGGTGCATTTAAGAAGATGGGCGTTTGGACTGATGCTAAGAATGCTAAGCCAGTACCTGGCGATATTGCTTTCTTTGATTTCCCTGGAGATGGTGTAGATAGAATTTCTCACGTTGGTATTGTAATTGAAAACAATGGAGATGGAACTCTTACCTGTATCGAGGGTAATACTGCTGGCAATCCTAAGGGAGACCAGCGCAATGGTGGCGAGGTAGCAGTTAAGACTCGTGGCTATATTGCTAATAAGAAAAAAGTTATGGTAAGTATCGTTGGCTTTGGTCGTCCTAATTATGTGGGCAACGAAGTTGATGTTGCTGTACCAGTATCAGATAAACCAGAATTTCCTGGCACTATCAAGCCTGGAGATAAAAGCAATGGTGTGAAGGTTGTACAGAAAGCCCTTGGTTTAATTGCTGATGGAATCTATGGTCCTAAGACCAAGGCTGCTGTAATTAAGTTCCAAGATAACCATGACATAATTGATTCTAATGGCATCATCGGTCCAAAAACTTGGGCTGAGTTAGTTAAGTTCCTTTAAGGAGAACCATGATAGACAAAGAAAAAGCAAAACAAATTGCACTCTCATACATTCGTGCCGCTGCTGCCGCAGCAGTTGCGTTGTATACAGCAGGACAACGTGACCCTAAAGTATTAGCAGCAGCATTTGTTGCAGGTTTAATTGGTCCTATCCTGAAAGCATTGGATAAGTCAGCGCCAGAATTTGGGATTACCAAGTAGCACTAACAAAACAAAACCCCCCTTCCAGTTTTATCTGGTCGGGGGGTCTTTTTTGTTTTCTAAATAGTCTTCCCCTAACTACCTAGATAACTCTGCTACTATCTCAAATACTTTATCAAGTTTAATTATATAACCCTTGCTTGGATTGGGTGGTATATTACAGGTTATTGGTCTGCCATGTATACTGACAGCATGTTTTAAATCTTTTGTTGGTATAATAAATACTGCATCTTCTAATACAAATGCCCAGTAATCAGCCTTTGTTGTTGTAAGACCAGATGGATACCACTCACTGTTGTTGTGTGACCAACACACAGTTTCTATATATAAGTTACCAGTGTTCTTCCACTTAAGGTCTTTCTTAACCTCAATTGTTTTACTACCAGTTAGTAGTTCATTAACTAATGCTTCGCCTTCATGCCCAACGGATAGGTCTAAATCAAAGTCAGATAGTTTTGACATCATACTCCCTAAATTCTGTTATGGGCACACGCCATCCATTTATATAACTATCATAGTATTCTTCTTTAGTAAACTGTTCTGGTTTTATATAGCCAAAAATTTCTACCTCAGAATAATATTCTATATCTAAACATTTAGTTCCAATAATAATTCTACCTTTATCTTTAGCCCAAAAAGGAATACTAGTTTGAGTTCTAATAGACCTAACTTCTATGTTGTTTCCTACATCAGATATTGGATACCGTTTAGCATGTAAAGCATTTGGATACCAAGGTGTATTCCAACCTAAGTTATATTGTTTTGCTACTGCCCATTCACATACATTGGCTCGTATGTTTGCATTTATTTCTGGCTCTAACTTACCATCTAGTTTACCTTGTGCATAGTTAGGCTTATCTTTAGAACCAAACTTAGTAAGCCAACGCTCTATTGCTAATAGAGTGCATACCCTTACTTCATCTTTAGATAAATTAACTATCATAGTTACTATTAAATACAGAGATTGGAACAACTGTCTTACCAATTATCCCATGCTTACTTCTGTAATTATCCCTTTCTTTCTTGTTAGTTCCTGCCCATATTCCATGCACTAGATTCTCTATTGCATAATCAAAACATTCAGTTAGTATGGGGCAAGTATCGCATATCCTTTTGATATAAGCAAAGTTTGTATGCTGACCTCTGTCTTCTGAGAAAAATAATTCTGTATTGATACCATCACATGCTGGCCTATCGCTGAATCTCATTAGCCCCCTGTTGAGTAAAATCCACTTCCTTTAAAATGGGTTGGTACTGCTGACCATATACGAACCATCACTGCTCCGCAACTTGTGCAAGTTGGTGGTATAGGTTCATCAATTTCTACTAATTTGGTACATACTTTGCATTCAAAATCATAGTAAGGCATTAATCACAATCCATTCCTATATTATCTAGAGGTGTAGGTAAGGTTACTAGTGAGCCACAGTCTACACATTCACCATCTAAAAAGTAAAAACATATTTCACCATACTCAAAGGCTGCTATGATTGTAAATAATTCTGAGCCACATATACATATGTCTCCAATAGGATGACCACGTAAGTCCATAGCATTGGTGTAATCTTTCTTAAACAATTCTTTTATCTCTTTAGGTTCCTGAGTCATCTGTTTCTTCATCTTCATTTTTATCTGGGACTACATCTGTATCATTAAAGGTACGCCATCCACCCAGGATTCTAACTAATGAATTAATTGCACGTGTAACTCTCATCCGTGCACCATCAGCAGATGTATTTAATTCTTTACCAAGTTCTACCCACTCGCAATTCTCTACAGAAAATCTTAATCTTAAAATATTTTGTTTAGCCTCTGCCAGTTGATTGAATGCTTTCTCTATATCTGACCTGAGTACTAGCCAATTAGTTCCATCTGTAACTTCTCCTGATTTACCAAACTGAAAGTTAAGGTCTTTGATTTTGGTTGGTATTTCGTAACTGTCTGCGAGGATAGATGGTAGAAATGCTTCAATGACTGACGGGTCGTAGTAGTAGAGGTCAGTCATATCGTAGCCAAACTTACGGGCTTTTTCTTTTTCGCAATAAGTAATTGCTGCATTGCGTAATGACTTAGCAATTAATTTTTCTTTATCCTTTGGTGGTAACTCAGACCACTCTTTATATTTTTTGGGGTGTGTAACAAACCACATCCATAGTATTTGTTTTATATCAGATGGTTCAACTATAGAATATTTTTTAGAATATTCCATGCCAAGCGTAGACACAAGCAAATCATACTCTTGTACCCACTCTTGATTCATCCGCTAGTTAATGCCTTCCCACTGTCCTCTTTGTACCAATAGTCCGATTATAGCGTAGTTGGCTAGGTCTATAAGGGTATCTTCAATTGATTCAAAGTTCGGCGTGGCGTCCTTACCAGCCATGTTATTTAGCCTAGCCAGTTTGTCATACATCCTAACACGCAGCCCATTCATAGCACCGCCAGGGGCAAGGGCTATGTTCAGGGGTCCGTAATCTTCTTGCTTTTTCATCATAATACTACGCAATTCATTTAGAATTACATCAACATCATTTGGATTCTTCATCTAACATCCTATTCATATGTATTTCAAACTCTTCCATTGCTGCCTGTACTGCTATTTCATTACTAACAATCTTGCCTTTGCCTTCGCTACTTGCTAGTAATATTATACCTAACATAGTTAGCATTTGTTTTGCATCATCAGGTTCTTTATCTATTCGTAAATAAATATCTCTTAGTGCATTTAGAATATCTAAACCCTGTTCTTCTGATACTGCTATGCCGATTAGTTTTTTATTATATTTTACGTGGTTCCAAAAATCTTCAGGATTGTCCCAAACATTTTTTGATTCGTTCATCTATCCACTCCTTTCCTTCTTGCACAATTATACTATTAACATCATGACCTTCTGGCATTTGCAATAGGTTAACATTATGTAGTTCTCGGCTTAGTCTTTTACCAAACTCTAGGCCAGCATTGTCACCGTCTGCTAATACGATTACCGTCTCGAAGTCATCTAGTATCTTGGCATAGTATGGTCTCCAGTTATTAACTCCAGGTATACCAACGGATGGATGCCCTGTTTTAACTGATAGAACTACTGTGTCTAACTCACCTTCAGTTACACATATATAACTACCTGCTGTTAATACTACTTGTGCATTAAACATTGTAGTCTTAGCCCCAGGCATACCCATATACTTAGGGTCTTCATTGTTATTCATACTTCTGAATCGTATATCAACCACACCTGACGGTGTGATGTAAGGGATTGCTAGTCTATTTTTATATGCTTCATGTCCTGGCAATGGTTCTGCCACTACACCTAGACTAAATGTTTTGCCCTCTTCTACCGATAGATGCCGAGTTGAAAGATATCTTTCTGCCAGATGCAAGTCCTTTGCGTACTGGTCTGTTGCCTGCAAGAGATATGCTCTCTGCGAATTTGACAGCCTCAATATAATTACCTCCTTCTTTGTACATTATTAAGTCGTATACATCACCTTGTGCTTCGCAGCCAAAACATTTAAATCTATTGTCTTCATAATTTATTGCTGCTGATGCGTGCTTGTCACCATGGAACGGGCATTTCATCTTGCGCCAGCCGTGCCCAACTGCTGGCAGGGTGGCGCCTACGTGTAGTAGGTAGCCAGATACATCATGTTTTATCATTGATTTTATTGATTAATTCTATCCATAATTTTGCTGGCATTGTTGCATACCATTCTCCTACATCTCCTTTACCTATACGTTTGTGTAATACTACACCTGTCCATGCTTTGTCATTCTTTATTTCTATTTCTAACTCTTTTATCCATGCGGATAAATCTATTCGTCTATGATTCTTTACCTCTATAACTACACCATTAACTCCTGCTATATCTCCTTTGTCTAGATGTGCCCCTGCTATCCTACGTTCTGCGTATGGAAACCATTTCTTTAACCAATTAACTACATCTCTTTCTGCGCTAGAACCTTTTGCTTTGCGTGGGTTACTCACTCTAATTCCTCCTGATGCGGTGCCATATACCTGACCATAACATCATCTAGATACATGGACTCAGGATTGAATGCGAGAGTAACATAGTTGTTACCCGTTTGGTCTGCTTTGCCATAGCGATTCTTAACCGCAGCCACACACAAGTAGTTCATATCTCCTTGTTTCATCTGACCAATAGTCAATACCATTGCTGGTATTTGATTGACTAGCCCTTGGATAGATGACCTTGGCTGACATGGACTGCCTTCATATC